TGTATTTTCTTACGCAATACCATTTTTTTAATTTGGTTTGCTTTCTTTTCCTGAGTTTCAATTGACTTATCAGGTTTTTCTTCACCACCAGAACCATACATCTCATCAACTAACTCACCATTTAGTTTAAATGACATGTTTAAACCTTTTGCTCTTAACTTATTCTTCATAAGATTTACAAGAGTAGGCATGGATCTTGGATCGTCACCTTCTTTTGGTTTCAAATCTTTCATTGCATCAAAACTACCTTCATCCTCTTCACCCTTTTTCTTATCATTATGCTTCTCCTCTTTCATATCAGGATTAATTTTGATTTTATTCTTACCTTTCATTACATCCATTTTCTTCTGATTCGCATCTGGTTTATCAGTTTCTGCAACCTCACCTATAAACTCTTCTTTTGCCATTGCCTTACCAATAGCCTTACGACGATTCATAAGATATGAATCTGTCTTATCTTTCTTACCATCATTGTTAACATCACCATCTTCTTTACCAACTGGATCTAAACCTTTACCTGATTTTGTTTTTGCAGTCTGTTCACCTTTTTTCTTCTCACCTTCATATGGAGTTCCATATCCAGTCATTTCGACAGATGCAATATTTGGATTTTTTCTTAATTCTGAAATTTTATCACGAGTTGCCATACGAACATATGACTTACCAGTTTTCTTGTCTTTGACACGAATCTTATACTTACCACCTTCGGACTCTTCCTTTATCTCATCTTCATGTGGAATTGTATTACCATCTTTATCTTTCTGATGATGCTCTACAAATGCTTTATTAACTAATTTTGAAATACTATTTGACACATCTACAAAATCATACTCTTCACCAACTAACATTTTTTTAGCCAACTGCTTTACATTACCAGGTGCAGGTGACTTTCCAAGTTGAGACAAGTATGCTCTTTTTAGTGAAACTGGATCTGCTTTCTGACCGTCCTTGAATCCTTGCTTGACTTTATATCTAACATCATACGCAAGTTGACGTGCAGATTTACGAATTTTATCGGCAGCACCCGCTCCAGATTGTACTGGTTTTGCAGCATCTTCAGATATTATGTTACCCATTTTTTGTGTCAATTTTCTTTTTTCTATATTTATTTATGAAATGTTTCCCGTAGGAAGAACCAGGTACCATTGTCTCTACATATTTACGATGAGAATCAGTGCCAATTAATCTTTGATCTGGTGGAACTCCTCCAACTTCAGTGCCATTTACAACTGATTCAGATACATCTTTAATCCATGATTTGAACATGATTTTATCCTCTGTAACACATATTAAATAACTTGTTCCTCTACGAATAATTTTACCAACTAATCCAGTGTTAACATTCTCTACAATTTCTCCTATATTAAATATCTTTTTGTTAATATAATTTTCTCTTAAATTTTTCCAATCAAACTTAGGTGCGATTTGCCATAAATTCCAACCTTCTTTAATATTCATTCCTTTTCTTACATTATTAAATAAGTCTTTTGCCATCTTCTTATTCATCGAAGTTGGAACACCTCTTAAAAAACCTTCAAAATCATTCTCTGCTGCTGCCTTTCTTTGTTTCGATGCAGACATACCAGATACATCATCAGAATCGGCATCACGATCACCAGCAGAACGAACTTCAATATTATCAAAATTATAAAGTTTACCATTGTAAGTTCCAGTAAGTTTTTCAAACTCTGCAACACGATCACTACCACCTACAATTCTTACATTTGCATAACCATCAGTATGTGCCTTCTTTAATACATCAAATATCGTACGATTACCTGCATCATTTATAATCTTATTCTTATGTTTTGGAAACATCTGTTGCATTGCAGATACTTTCATATCAGGATCTAAGGGATTTTTTTTCTTATCCTGACTTCTTGATGGTATGATTACATAGTCTCCATCATCAGATGATGTTGCCACAGTATCTAAAAGTTTCTCATGTCCAGTGGTTGGTGGATTAAATCTACCAAATGCGACTGTTAAAGTTCCTTTTGTTTTTTCCACCTCTGGTGGAATCATCTCTACTGGTTTATCTTTTTCGGTTGTCGTATTTGATAACTTCTTTTCTTTATCTGACTGTGGTGGATCTTGCTTACCTATTCTCTGTCTCTTATTAAAAAATTTAAGTTGTCCTCTTTCTGTCTTTGCGACAAATTCTCCATCTTTACTATACCATCCACCATGACCGTCACTCTGCAAACCCATACGGGTGGCTTGTTGAACTGCCTGTGATTCAGTGAAAAATTGGAAAAATGATTTCATCGATAAAGTTTGGATGTTACTTTTCTTTCGTTGACGATAAGATAGTTAATGAGATTTTGCCTCATAATAATATATTTATCTTGATTACGTTTGCGTTTTTCAGAAGTAATCATTGTATCGATGGTCATAAAACAATGATGTAGAAAATCATTGAAGATTTGTTTTCGATTCTTTGACCGAGGTTCAAAGGATTGTATCAATTGATCGATGGTTTTATTCATTATTCCTCCTTATCACCACTCTCATATATCTTAGCATGAGCAGCAAATCTTGTACCAACTTTCATACCTAAGTATAACATTCTTAACCAAAAATCTGCATCTCTTGAATAAGTTCTTAGTGTGTCATAGAAAAAATGCAATGTCATCAACTTGGTCTGTGCACATGGAGGACCACCAGTAGAAAGTTTTTGTTGATATAATCCTGAAATATATTCATGAAATTGATCATAACTTTTCGAATTATTATCAGGTTTTTTAAAAAATTTTTTAACGAATTTAAACCATTTTTCGTAATCTTTTTCATCATATTTTATTGCTGATCTTAAAGATGGGTCTAAAAATTCCTCATTTGTTCTCGGATATTGCTTATTATCATTTATGAATGTATATCCACTTCCTTTTTCTCTGATTAAATCATTAACAAAAGCAACAGGTGCATTTCCACCTTGAGCAGACGCTCCTGTAATTGAGGTCATATAAGACAAATTTCCATATTCTGAAGATGAACTAGAAATATTAATTGAAAATTTTACACCAAATTTAATATACGTCGTAACAGTTTGTTTTATATGAATATTATCAGGTTGAAATTTTACATCATTTATTGTGAAACTTTCATCTTCAATGTGTGGATCTTTAAAGGTGGTTTTAGTATTACGTATTTCAAGTATTGCTCTCATATTATCCTTAATTTGTTTTAGAGATATACCAACCAACTTTTTTTTATCAATCAACTCAATCAAATATGCATTCAATTCTCCAAGATGGGCACCTCTATTTTCCTTATTATCAACCTTAAAAATTTTATCAAGTTTATTTTTTACAAGAGACATATTTTTGACTGCGTAAATATCAGATGGATTCCATTCCGTGTATTTTGCAACTCTCTCCCCTTTTTCAAAATCAGAATAAATTCCTAACTTTTTATCCGTGATATAACCAGAAAAAAATTTAACAAAATCTTTATCACCATATTGAAATTTATCCCAAGATGGACTGGCATATTCTTGTAAAAATTTTTTTTGTTGTTGATAATATGTGTATATCCAATCATTTATTGCACTTTGATGATTGACAAAATATTTATTTTTTAAAACTTTCATTACCTCTTTATCATTATAAATGTCATTAACACTGTAATATCTTCTATTTTTTCTTAGAACCATATCAAGTATAAATGTTGATCCTGCTTCTTGAACATCAGTGGGAGCATTATCACCTCTTTTAAAAGATCTAAAATTTATAATTGGTTTGGGTGCTGTTTGACCTATTTTTACTCTTAGTGTTTTTGTACTTCCTGTAATTTCTGGTATTTTTCTACCAGCTATTCCTTCCACAAAATAAGTATCTAATACACTATCTAAAATTTTTTGAGCCTTTTCATATTCTGTGTTGAGATAATCAACATATGCCACCACTTCACCTGGACTTTGTTCTACATACGCATTCTTAGTTAACTTATTTTTTTTCACAAGTTTTTTCAATTCTTTTTTTACATCTGATATTTTAACAGCTTGAGGCATTTTATTTCACCACCAAATAAAAACAAGAAGTCCACAACTTCTTTGAACTGCTAACATCTATTGATTTAAATTCTTCTTTTAATTCCTTACTCATTCGTTTTTGCATTTTCATTCTCATCTGTAATTGTGATAGAGATACTCCTGCTCCAAACCCTTGTGATGCTGCTAAGTTGAATAAGTTTTCTACTGTAATATCTCTCATTATATTTGATGTGATATCTTCCACAGCAACAGCAACTTCTCCTGCATGTGTTTTATTTAGATATGCTTCCTCTGGACTCTTTGCTTTCATCTCTATTGATGCAGAATCCCATACAGTACCGTTAATATGTTTGAACAATTCTTGTGTATATGGTTCTATTTCTTTTCTAAATGCTTTCGCATCTTTCTTAAACTCTCTAACGTATTCTGCCCTTGCTAACCATTGAGCACCTTGTGTTCTACCCCAATACTTGTTTTTTAAATCAAAAAATTCTTTCTTATTTCTAATTTTATTCAAAGATAATATCCCACTTCGATCAGTTTCTCTTATCAAGTACTGATAGTTTTCAGTACCCATAGATCCATATCTAGCAGCACCACCTGCTTCGATTTCGAGTCTTGCTCCCCCAGATAATACAGTCTTAGTCTTAATTATACCTTTGATATAATTAGGTTTAATCTTTTTACCACTTTCTTTATCTACAAGATCAACAGAAAATCTAATCTTTGCATCTTGGTTATCAGTCGAAAAATCTATTTCATCATACTTTACCACCTTGACAATATCAGATGTTGTATCATTTTCAAAGACAACCTTTGCTTTTCCTGTAGGTGCCTTCAATGATACAGGATATAAAACCCCATCTTTATATAATGAATATATCTTATTATTCAACTTTTCCATCATCTTGACAGAGTATTCTGGTTGATTGACAAGTTGACTTTTAAATAATGCTATGAATTTTTTAAGAGAATCTGATGCTTTCTTTGTAAATATCCAAACATCAGAGGGGTTCCATTTATCTTTATCAATTGTTCCCCTAAAACCCAACTTACCTCTTACCTTTTGTGATAATTCATCATATGCAGTATATGGATCATAGTCTTTTGGTATCATGTCTGCTCTCATAATAAAATAAGAATTACCAGATTTTAAATTAGCACCAGAAAAGAATGCCTCCATTTGAGATTTAAGAGCATTTGCCCAAAAAGATTTTCTATTAACTAAAAATTCAGTGACTTTTGAAAGTCTTGATATGAATGCAGGATCATTATTAACACCATGCACCATCGATGTAATACCGAATCTATCTGTAAAAGATGTTAGATCTGATGAATTTTTTATTCTACTCCATACAGCAAAATTATAACCACCTTGTTTCTTCTTATAATATATGGCAAAATAGTAGCAAAACAATGCCTCACTTAATACTTCAACATCTTTATTGTTGATTGCCACGACTACTTACTTTTTGAAGTATTTATTTATAATGTCTATCTGATCTTGGTACTTTGCAATCATGTCTAACTCTCCTTCGATTGCTTCTACAATGTTTGAATGCTCTCCAATACCCACAGGATTTGTAAGATATACTTCAATGTTTGCTTTGTGTTTAGCAATATCACCTTGGGCATGTGCAAGTAATGCTTTGATTAGTTGTTCTCTCATAGGTCTCCCTCCTTACGATTTTCTGATTGGTACACATTAAACTCCCCACCAGTATATCTCTTCTTTAATTTATCTACGTTTCCTTCTACAACTTCATCTAGTGATACATCTAATGCCATGCATGCTTGCATTACATACCACATAACGTCACCCAACTCAATAATAAGATGCTTTCGATTATGCTCATCCCAAGGTTTACCTTGGAAAACCATCTTCTTGACAATCTCCATAAACTCACCACCTTCAGCAGAAATGCCAACGGCAGCAGTAAGAAGACGTTCAATATTGGCACCCTTTCCATTAAGGGAACTAACACTCTCAATAAAGCATTGATAATCTTTACTGGGATGGGATGTGACACCATCCACGAATAAAGCATACTTATCAAAGTCAATTTTTTTTCCTTCAGGCATAATAATATTTTTTTTAAATCATAGCATAGTTTTTATCTCTTGTAAACCATGTTGCTAAAGTATATCTTTTACCTCTTATAATTTTTTTAACTCCATGAACATGTTCAGATCCAGATGAGAAAAATACTAACTTACCAGTTTTTGGTTTTATTTGATAACTACTACTTCTAAAATAAGTTTGCCCACCATCAAAGTCATCATTTAAATATAAAACAGATGAATAATCACGATGTGATGTATAATGTTCTTTATTTGGATTGTCTATCCAAAAATTATCTGCGTGTAATTCTAACTCCATACCCTCACCCCAATATACTAGATTTGTAAATTCCAAATAAACCTTATGATTATAAAAATTCATCATTGAAATTGCTATACGAGCATGAATTATGTCAGTTATTTTTTTTATATCATAGTCATATTGTGTTACTATTCGACTTTGCCAAAACCCTTTTGACATATCATTTGGTGAATTATTTTCTTGATACTCAGTTAATTTTTTACAAGTATAAGGATCAAGAAAATTTTCTTCCTCAAATATAGGTTTCATCAATTTTTTTAGTCATGTTGTAAATAAAGAATAATAAGACCAGGTATTATGATAAAAAATTGTGGTAAAAAGTTTAAGATAATTGCACGTTCTCCCATTTTTTTACCAACGTAGACCCATCCAGCAGCACCTATCATTTGGAGTATGCTATTCCAAGGAGTCCAACCCATAACATGAAAAACCATAGCAATGAGAATTACAGTGGCACTGCACCATTTAACTCTTTGGACTATCAAAATTTAAACTCAGCAAATGATTTTTTAGGAACTTTGTCTTGTTTATTATACTCCTCTTCCTTACCATTGTCAAGGATATCATCCTGTGCCTTCTGCTCACAGTCATATAATCTCATCTTTGCACGATCTACTCCTATAACAAACCTCTTAAAAATAGTCGGATCATTATAACGATTCTTAAGTTGTTTAATCATTATCTGATTTAAGTTCTCCAATTCCTCAGTTGAAATAAGAGCAAACATAAGATCAGCAGTTGCAGGAAGGCCAAATGACTCAGAGGTATCGGTAAGATCAACATCAGAACTAGCAAAACCACTCCGAGTAGTTTGAGTTGCGGATACAATCGGTAGGTTCGCTTCGACGGCGAGACCACGAAGTTCTTCCGCAATTGCTTTGATATACGAGTAAGAATTGACATTACTACCTACCTTATAACGTGAAGATGCACAAATGTTTAGATAATCTACAAATATTATATCAGGTCTAAATGATTTTTTCAATGCAAGTTCATTTAATAAAGTTTTAAAATGTCCACTGTGTGCACCTGCAGTTGGATATTCTTTGATAATTAAATGACCTTGAGTCTTCTTGGATACAGCAGTAACCTTATTCTCAAACATTGTCTTTGGTAGATCAGTTAGATCTTGTATTGAAACATCTAAAAGATTTGCGTCAATTCGTTCAGCAATTTTCTCTTCTGCCATCTCCATTGTAATATAGAGTACGTTCCTCCCTTGTAACAACACGGAGCTAGCAAAGTGGCACATGAATAAAGACTTCCCGACACCAGTACCAGCAAGCGCGATGTTAAGAGTCTTATTAGGTAGACCACCTTTGGTAATTTTATTAAAATATTCCAGATCAAATTCAATTTTTTCTTCTTTCTTGTGGTAGAACTCATATCTGTCTTCGTAGTTTAGTAGGTAATCATGTCCAATGTTGTTGTCAAAGGAAACTGAAAGGGCATCTGATAGTATGGTTGGTATAGCATCACGATTCTTTTTTTCATCATTGCCATCTGCGATGTGAATTGATTCCATCAAAGCAAGATAAATTGCACGGTCACGGCACCACTTTTCTGTAGAATCAAGCAACCATTGCTGATCTACAGGGGATTCTATGAGGTTTTGATTTATCTCATGTATTTCTTTGACTTCAGAATCATTTAAATCAGTTCGATTGTCAACCTCAATATTTAGTGCTTCTAAAGTTATAGATGATCCGTACTTGACAATAAATGATGTTATCTCTTCAAATATTACCTTTTCCTTTCGATCTTCAAAAAAATCAGGTTCAATAAAAGGAATTACCTTTCGAGAATACTCTTCATTGTGTATTAGGTTTTTAAGAATTGTAGATTCAATTCGTTCCATAAGAAAAATTCTTCTTTGATATTTCGTCTAGTTTATTCATTATATCCTCTGTAAAATATTTCTCAGGTTCTGCGTATATATTTTTAGCATATATTTTTTTACCATCAATCTCATATCTTCCAGCAGTATTTTTCCAAAGGCCACCAAGTTCTCCAAGTTCAAGAAGACCATAGTAACGATCAAGTCCTCTTTCATCATAGTAGAGTCTTATTTCAACTTGTTGGTTTTCTTTACTGAGTCTACTTTTAGCCGTCTTAGCTTTAATAATGTTTCCAACAACTTCTGTCTTATCCTTTTCCTTTTTTTTGCTGAGATAAATGATTGTAGACGCGGCATA